AGATATTTTAAAGATGACTCCTTCGCAAATGGAAAAAGCAATCTATTCTCTTCCAATTGGAGCACAGGAAGCATTAAAAACTATTGCAACAAGTATGGTTGATGATGGAACACTTGACTCTGTTAAGAGAATTCAGACGCTTGATTCTATTTTTGGAACAGAGTTACTTTTAAAATTGAATATGTAGTAAAGGAGGCTCACAATGACGCTTCCATATGAAACTATTTTTTCAAGAACAAGAGGTCGTATCGATGACCCGAAAGAATTGTCTTTAGATAAAAATGATTTGCTTGAGATTTATACAGAAAGATTACACAATATCCTAGGTAAGCCGAGAGTGCGGCGACTCTTCTCTTCGATCGTTATGGATGATGAAAATCAAATGGTTGAGTTCGAATTAAAGAACCCTGTTGATAAACTAACCGACATGGATTTTGTGATTGACATTTTCTTGACCGGCATGACAATTGAGTGGTTACAGCCACAGGTGGATTCTGTATTATACACATCTATGATGATAGGAAGTAATACAGAGAAAAAAATATCTGATCCGCAAAAGAATATGATCAATCGACTTGATTCTCTGAAGAAAGAGTTAAATAGAACGATTCGAGATTACGGATATATGTATAATTCTTATATTAACCCGGAGACATGACATGAAATATATTTATGGATATTTCACAAAAAAGCAAATCAAAGATGCAGCAAAAGCTATGCACAATGATATTCATAGGTTGCTGCTGTATAAAGACAAATATGTAGAGGAGGAAGTTTTTGATAATGACGAAGCATTTCTTCTTTACTTTGAACATTTACTAGAGAAATTTGGTGGTGTTCATACCATGTTTAATAACAATGGAATTATGGTAGAGTTAATGGCGACACTACAGGCGGCATATAATGAAGCCACCGGCAAACACTTCCATTATTCCAATTTCCGCCGTGAGATTTTAGATGCTCACGGTTATATACAGCAAATGTTTGAAGGAGGTGTTGATCATGCCGAGTCTGAAAACAGCTAGGCGTGTATCTGACGCCAAAACAAACAATGCAAGAACAATTGGTCAAATTCACAAGGAAAATTCTGATTTTGTCATGGAATATACGTGGGCTACGGACGTGCAGAGTAAAACATGTTATATTTATGACTATTATCATGATGATTTCTATATTGATGAATTTGGCAATAAAACTTCGTTAAAAGATGGTATGTCTTACGAAGATACTAATAAGACAAAAATAGATGCAAAATTTATTGTAAAGTCACATCAGTCGATGGATAAAGATCAGGTTGAATATTATTTACAATTCAAGCCTTCACAGAAAATAAGATTTTCGGAGGATGACGAATTGTATTATTTTGAGACAGACTACCGCCAAAGATATCATAACGGTGATTTTATCGGATTATATGTTGATGTGCCGGATGATTCTGGACGTTATCATAAATGGCTGATTTGTCGTGGAGAATACTCCAATCAATTTCCGAAGTATCTGATCTTACCATGCGATTATGAATTAATGTGGATTGAGACCGATGGACAGTATAGGTATAAACGCAGGATGTGGGCTGTGCTGCGTATGCAATCGTCGTATACGATTGGTACCTACACTGACAATATCTTTACTCATCTTGACAATCAGAATAAAGTATGGTTGCCACTCAACACAATAACAGAGAATATGTGGTATACGGATGATGAAGAAACGAACATGCGTGTTTTAATCAGTGCTCCTACTAAGCACCCTTTGGCATGGCGTGTTACAAAAATTGAAAATATACAGCCTTTTGGTATACAAAAACTAACAATCTACAGCACATTCTTTAATGAAAAATTAGATTATGTAAATTTAGAAACAGGGGAAATGTATGCTGATTATTATACGTCAGATATTAAACCTATAGATCCTACTGTTCCGGAACCTGCAACGACATTCACAGGACTTATAACTACTTCAACTGAATTTATTAAAGTTGGGGGAAGTTACAAAACTATTAAATTGAATATCTATGATGATCGCAATAACGATGTTACCAAAGAGTTTGCTAAAGCTCAATATGAGTGGCATTTCGTTGTCGATGATAAAGAATGTACAGATGATGTGATTTTGAGAGATGTTACTTATGATGGATTTAAGATTAAACTCCCGAACGACACATCTTATCTAGGAAAGATTTTACAAATTAAAATCATTATCTTCAGGGATGATATCGGATACCTTCCTACTATCCCTGCACTAAAATTACAAATAAAAGAATAGGAGGCTTATATATGGTTGATTTGATTACAAAAAACGATTTATTAAACAAATTAAGACTTTATACGAAGACTCCTGACAACGACACTATTCGCTATAAGAAGAAAATAGAACAGCTTCTCATAGGATGTCCCGAATTGTTGTATGCAATTAATGAACATGATTTAGAACAGGAATTATTCGATGATGACGGCAATATCAATTGGGATTCAGAAACAGGAGAGCCTCTTGGTGAATGGGATAGATATTTTGGTAGTAATGCTAATATCCGACCATTCTTATTTATACCTGAAACGCAACCGAAAGTGAAAAATTTTATTTGTTATAAAATTGGTTTTAATGAAGTTCCTAGATATAATAAAGTCGAAAGATATATGCAAGTTGTGTTTTATATTTATGTACACGGAGATAATCGTATAGACAAACTTACAGGTATACCAAGACATGATTTGATTGCAGCGATTTTACAAGAGAAAATAAATTGGACAAATCTGTTTGGTACTCAATGCCAAATTGTATCTGATCAGGAGAACATGACAGATACTAACTATATCTACAGGACATTTACGCTGCAAAATACGATGCCAAATTCCATTACCCAGACGACTAATGGAGCAACAACTATCATTAATAAGATGGGCAGGTGATGTTGTTTGGCAAAAGAATTCGAGAATTTACAAGATAAATTTAACAATGCTGATTCTATTAGAAAAAATAACAGTCCAGATAAAATAACTCTATATTCTGATTTCGATGAATTGAAAATGTATTTTGGGCATGACTATTGGGTTACTGATAAAATATGTGTGCATAATCCAACAATCGGAGACATCTTAGAATTCGGAGATAATCAATTTTATGCTATGGCAATGGCACTATGCGGTGATGCCACATTTCATCGATTAGCATTATGGAAAGCCGGCATTGATTGGAATAAAACAGCGGATTTTGATGTGTTTGGATATGTAATTCACGGCATGAAACCGGAGCATACAAAACTTTTATTCGGTGACTTAAATCTATCTTGGTTCGAAAAATTTCACAACAACATAAAAGATTGTGATGAGTATATTTATATCCCACGTGATGAAGATGGAAATTTAATACAAGTTGATTATGAAAAAACAATTGTAATTGATTGGTACGTATATCACAAATTAATTACATACTTGCGGACTTTATTAGATATTCATCCAAAAGCTGAATTTGCTCGAAATAAAGCGACGAAAGAATCCATGATATGGGAAGATGAAGAAAAAGAGAAGGCGAGAGCAATACAGAAAAAAAAACATCCGTATGAAAAATCGTATCTACTCCCTTTGGTATCAGCTTTGGTAAATCACCCCGGATTCAAATATAAAACGAATGAGTTAAAACAATTAAATATCTATCAGTTCATGGACAGTGTGAGACGTTTACAGGTGTATGAAAATACTACAGCCCTATTGAAAGGCATGTATTCAGGATTTGTTGATGGTTCTCAAATTCATGAGAGAGATGTTAATTGGTTACGAGATCTGAGCTAAATGCTTAGGTCTTTTTTAATTATAAAAATTTTTTAAGGAGGAAAAAAGAATGGCTTTTACACTTGACGATTTGGTAATTGACCGTATTCAGATGGCAATTGCAGAAAAAACTGATGGTACATTACTTTACACATTAACACAGCTGAATGAAGCAACTATTGAGACAACTGCCGAGTCTAAAGAAGCAAAATCTGCTGACGGTTCTCTGATTAAGAAGTTTTATCAGGGTAAAGCAGGTACTTTTACAGCTACTAACGCAATGATTAACTTAAATGTTATCGGTGCTGCATCCGGCAGTAACAAGATTAATGGATCTGTGGATAACAAGATCCAGATGCCTAAAATTATTAAGGTTAAGAAGGGTACTCAGACTGTTCAATTAGTAGATGGAACAAATGAAACATTAGTGACAGGTACAGTTCGTGTGAATGCACTTGGCAATAATGGTGCTATGGGTAAATCCTATAAATTGAGTTCTGGTGCTGCTTCTGAAACTGAATTTTCTTTGTCTGGTAATGTGCTCACATTGCCTACGGATGATACAGCTGATCAGTTCGTAGTTAAATTCGACAGAAATGCAGCAAATGCTGTTAAGATTGTCAACTCTTCTGACAAGTTCCCTGGAACTGTTAAGCTGACATTGAAGGCACTTGCTGTTGATCCTTGCGAGCCTGATACATTGAGAAGCTGCTATATTATCATCCCATCTTTTCAGGTATCTCCAGAGTTGTCTATTACATTGTCTACAGAGGGAACTCTTGATTACAAGGGAGATATGCAGATTTCTTACTGCTCTCCTGACAAGGAGCTTTATTCTGTTGTTATGTGCGGTGACGACATCGAAGAGTAATATAGAATATCAAGCGGCGGGGCTGATGCAATATTAGCCCCTTTTTGTAAGGAGGATTGAAATGGCTAAACAGAATAACAGAACTTGCATTATCTGTGGGAAACATTATTCATATTGCCCTACTTGCGGAGAAGACTCTGGTAAGCCTACTTGGTATTTTATTTTTGACGGCGAGAACTGTCATGATATTTACGATGTATGTACAGCATATAGAGACAAGGAAATTTCTATTGCCGATGCATATACACGTATTAAAAGTATGGATTTATCGGACTTGGATAATTTTGTAGAAGCTACAAAAGCACAGATTAAAGAGATTTTAGCTTACAAGCCATCAAAGGAAGAAATTGTAAGAGAGTCTAAAGAAGTTACTGAATCAAAACCAGTAACCAAATCTAATTTTATTAAAAATAAAAATAGAAAATAATGCCAGTAATTTTTTATATATCAAGGGAATATGTCTTGCTGGCGTATTCCCTATTTTTTACGGTTAGGAAATGAAAGGAAAATATATGGAATATGAATACAGTCAGCTCGTACCGGAGCTGAAATATTTGTTAAAAGATGTTGTTCGGATAGTAGACCAAAAGCAGCAAAAATTATATGTAAAACATAATCTATATCCAGTGGATATGTATGTGACGACTGATGAAAGAACAAAGGAGGATAAATTAGTAATGCTGTTCTCAAGAAGAGAAAGCAAACCGCTCTATGAGCTGTGGAAAAATCACGAATTAAAATAGTTATGGAAAAATATACGGAAAAAATTGAGAACAGATATGTGATTGCTGACTTATCTCCAAAGACTAATTATTTACATGTCGATGGTTTTAAAACCTATTCTTTTGTGGAGAACATTGCAGCATGTACAAAATTTGTAGAAAAAAGCGTTGCTGATATGATCTGTCATGAGCGTATAGCAGAATATGGTATTGATTTTGTTGTTGTCCCACTGCGAATAACATATGACATTTTGGAATGTTAGGAGGAAATGATAATGAAGAAAATTAATTTAAAGGGTGTTACGGCTGAGGCTGTTACAGGTGTATTATTGTTGATTGTAGCACTGATCAATGCTGTGCTTCAGATGTTTGGTATTAATACGTTGCCTGCAATTGACGGAAATATTTCAGAAATTGTATCTACGGCATTTTTAATTGTTACTACATTATATAACACATATAAGAACCGCAATATTTCTACAGCATCGCAGGTGAGTCAGGAAATCACCGATTCTATCAAAAATGGAGAGATTTTGATAGATGAAGTTGAAGAGTTATTACAGAAAGTTCGTGCATAATGGATCATATCCAAAGAATGATGCAGATAGATTATGTAGCGTTTTTTGTTACACTATTTGCAATTTTGTTTGGTATCAAAGAAATAGTCGAACTACTCTCCTATTTTGTCAAAAAATTTGGCGTAAAATTCAAACGAGATACCGAAAAGGAATGTATGGAGGATAGGGTTGCCACGTTAGAGAAACATGATAATTGGCAATATAAAGAAATTTTGAAAATTTCAAAGGGAATAGATGATATTAAGGAAAATCTTGTGAAAAGAGAAATTACAGACAAAGCAAAAACAGTCGCCACTCTCAGAGGACAATTATACGGTTTACACGAAAAATTTGTTACTAAAGAATACATTGATAAGTCCGGGCTAAAAACATTTATTGAACTTGGTAAGATCTACGAAGCAGCCGGAGGTGACGATATTTATCACGACAAATTATATCCAGAAATTATGAAACTACAAATTAAAGATGAATAATTTCAAAAAAATGAGATAAGGGGGTTTCTTTAGAAACTCCTTTATCTGTACAGATGAGAGGAGAAAAATGGATCGCACAAAATATAATGTAGATAAAGACACAAGTAAACGCACATGTGACGGTATTATTTTTGACTCCGCTTTAGAAATGAGATACTATCGAGATGTGTTGTGTCCGTTGGTTGAAAGCGGAGACGTAGTGCATTATGAATTGCAAAAAGTATATGAGTTGCAACCAAAATTCAAAAAAGGTAATAAAACTATTCAGCCGGTTAAATATTTGGCTGATTTTTTTATTGTTTACAAAGATGGACATGAAGAGGTTATTGATACAAAAGGGTTCCCAGATAGTGTTGCAACATTGAAACGTAAATTATTTTGGTATAATTACCCGGACGTTGAATTGAAATGGATGAAATATGTCCAGAAATTCGGTGGATGGATCGATGATGAAGAATATAAGCGATGTAAACGAGAAGAAAAGAAGCAGAAAACAAAGCAATTAGTTAAATGATTAGGAATATAAAGGAGAATTTTATGAAGTTAGAAGAAATTATTTATTACAATCAGATTTTGAAAAATATTGTCGATGACAAGACGTTAAAGATAGACCCGAAGTTGAAATTCCGATTTCTTGGTATGATGAAGGAATTCGAGCCAACGATTGCGAATTTTGATATTGTGCGCAATGAATTGATTACTCAGTTTGGTAAGACTGACGAGGAAACAGGTTCGTGCAGCATTGATAATGATGACAAAGAAGCCCTAGAAAAGTTCAATACAGCGATTCAGCCTGTTATCTCAGAAGACGTAGAAGTTAAGTTTAAGAAGTTCGCACCGGCAGATGTATTTGATAAAGGATTGCCGGCAAATGTATTACTTGCATTATACCCATTAATTGAAACGGAGGACTAAGATGGAACAGATTACGATCAAAAACTTTGTAGAAAAATATAAATCTTTTGTTAATTCACAGATGGCATTGAATTATTTTGAGAAGACCGTAGAGGTGAAAAAATATATCCCGTTTATCCAAAAAGACGCATATGGTCGTGCTCTTGCTGACGCTACAATGTACGAGCATAAAGATGTGGAACAGATTGATGGAACAACAAAAAGAGAAAAAACGAATATAGTAAAAGTAAATTCGGCAGCGTACTATTTATACATGGTTAAGAATATTGTTACCGGATATACAAACCTTGTGTCTGACGGTAACTTCACCGAGGAGTATGATTTGCTACACCAGTCCGGTGTATTACAGTTGATTATGGCTCAGATCCCTGATGAAGAAATTAAGGAATTTAAGATGATTTGTGATATGCATAAAGAGGACGCACTGACAAATTACGCTGTGCCGGCATCATATATTCATAATCAGGTGGATCATTTTGCTAGATTGGCTAATGTTACTATTAATCCGATTCTCAATGCTCTCTCTGATAAATTGGACAAAGTAGATGAAAAGAAAATAACGAGTATCTTAAGTAAAATTGAGAAAAAAGTTTCTAAATAAAAATACGAATAATTATTACGGCTCTGTCGGTTTCAAACCCGGCAGGGCTTTTCTTATGGAGGTGATGTGAAATGTCTATACGAGCCGTTGGTCTAAAAATCAATGATAAGGAAATCAAGAAAATCGTGAATAACGAAGTAGAAAAATATGTAAAAAGATATCAATCAGCCGGACGCAAAGCAATGAAGGAATTGCGAGATCAGTATACAGTCGATTGGTTCTTAAATGAATCTGACACTATGCTAAAATCACTAAGATATAGTGACTGGATGGAACAGCGTGATGGCAATGCAATTTTATATTTTAATTCTTATGTTGATATGGATGCATTTGAAGCACAAGCAGCACAGAACGACACATCCATATATAAATGGAAAGAAAAATATAATGCTGATATTAATCCTGCTGAATTTTTATTAGATCTGCAATGGAAACAAGGCATTCACGGACTTCCGCTATCGTGGACTCATCCGAATTATAGATTTGGTCAATTTGGAGAACCGCCATATACGAATCCGTACTACAACCAAGGAACATCTATGGAAGAATATGTAGAAGATGGAATCCGTAAAAATTGGGAAAAGACGGTAAATAAATACGTAAAA